GCTGACTTTGCACACTATGTGTGCCAAAACTACAAAATTAGGGGATGCAACCCTAACAATATGTCTTGTAACCCTATTACACTAAACATACATACGCACAAACATGCACAATACATATAAAACACATACCTCTCCTACATCTTAAACCAATCCGCTCTGGCTCCACTCTACACCAAGGGTATCACCACTGAAGGGTGCTTCTACCAATGTGTCGTGGTTGCAGCAAGGTCTTAAATCGTACCTGCGCTTAAATGCCAAATCTACGAAGGGGTGATAAAACTCACAAGATGCTTTCATATTGTGGATGAGGTTAAAACAAAAATCTACATACATCTCAAAAATCTTGGTGTGTGTGTTGTCCGTATCTACTAATGCGTCAATTATTGCCATATCCTCATCTGTGAGGTGGCTTAAAGTGACATTACCATTGGTAGTGGTGAAATACAGTTGAGCTTTAATGCTCTTAGCACGGATAATGTGACCCGTCAACTTCATATTTCGTCCAACACTTCTGTTGAGTCGTGCTTTCGAATAGATATTCAAAACAAAACCCACATATAAACACTTTATATAAGTGGCAGTTGAGTGAACCAGTTTTCCTACAATATCTGGCAAAATCTCTTCCGCGGGTGTTATCTTTGTTGGAAACTCTGTTATCCGACGACCTAATGATCTAAGTGATATACCTGGTGTAGGGTAGGCAATATATAAATCTTCGCCGTTTTCCGGGTACAACTCGGTGCTCTCAACTTGTTTTCCGGAGACTTTACATTCTTCTATGTAGTCCTCATTAAGACTTTTAGCATTTATACTGCCTTCGAAGATGTCATGAGGTTTCGAGAAAGTGTGTGATAGGAAAAGCGCCTTGTGTGGCTCCGTCTCCTGATCAGTAATCTCAAACCCTATGTCCTCGGATGTAGAACCCTGGGAACAGAAAATGCTCCTCATAAGGTTGCCAAATGAGTTTGCGCCGGTGGTCAACATAGACCCTGAGAGCAACATTGCTCCCAGCCTAGACATGAGAAGTGCAAACAATCTGCGCTGCTCTGTGCTCGTGACCCTGATTGGCCAGGCCAACACCTCAAATGCCTTGAGTAATATCTTTGCAAGCTCATGGCCTATTGATAAATAATAGAGACCAAAGATATACATTGTGTATGATAAATCATTCTTTGTAATATCTTCTTCATTTGCAATACCAGACTGGTGTGTTAAACAGTCGTCTGAATATATGAATATGAGCCTTGGGGCATTGGGGTTGGATGTATCTTGTGCCATCTTCTTGTGCTCGGCTCTTGCAGATGTGTAATACACACCCAGAGCTCTTGCGGTTCCGGCAGAGAGTGGAGAACATATGAGAAGCTCTCGATAGTTGGCTGTGACCATCTTATCGGTTTGCCTGAATGTGAAAACTACGTCCTGAGTTTCACCAGTGATGTGGTTAGTACATACAACAGAGAAGGTTGCATCATCACTGCCAAACATGTCACTTTCCGAGAT